CCAAACGGCCAGTTGTTGTCCATGCCTTCTGTCATTGACAAGTGTACAATGTGGTCGCTGTCAATACCAAACTCTTCAATTTGTCCTTGGTTGCTTTTGCTACCATAGTTCATTGCTTGACCAGGCTGAATGTTGCCCAAACGGCTCATTGCGCTCATAGCCATAAACTGTGTATCATGCTTGATAACATCAGTAGCTGTTTTGTCCATTATGTCTAAGGACAAGTTTTTAACAACGTATTGCTCAGGCTGTTTACCTTTGGATTGATTGATAATAATTTTTGTTAGTGCTGTTGGGTCTAACCAAATCCACTCAAACGTTTCTGGGTCTCGAATAAAAAAGTTGTCGCCATACTTTAGTACACTACGCACAGCTCTGAACAGTCGCTTGTCCCATTCATTAATACGGCACCATTGTTGCAAGGCCTTACGTAATACTTTTACTTCGCTATCAGTAGGAGTATCGTTGAAGTGAACGTCAAATGGTACATTTGTTTTTGCATCGAACTGTGTGCAAAACTCAGCAATAGTGTCTAATGCCGCGTTAATTTCGCTGTCCATGTCCATTTGGTCGTATTGCATATAACGGTCAACACGGTTTGGTGTACCAGTGTACACTTCATTAAGATAACTAGAAAACTTGCTAGTTGTCACGCTTCTGGAATTAGTGCTTTGGGGCTGATTTCCAGGGTTAAATGACGATTTTTGAACGTTAAAGTATTTTTTCCAAGACATAGTTGTATATTTAGTTAAGCGTAAGCCCCTGCCTGTTCAACAGCTTTACCAGTTCTTTCAGTGTTATCGGCAATCATTTTTTGCTGTCTTACACTAGACTTGGTAGCATCGGCCATTTCTTGCATTAATTGAGTTTGTGTCTTTTGTACATCAGCCATATTACCGTAAGAGAAAGATTCACGTTTAGTTGTAGCCGCTACTACCGAGCTACTTGCATCGCTAACTTCACTGCCCATGATAGGATTGCCCATAGCATCTGTTTGGCCTGCGCCTGCTGATTGAGTGTCTTCAGAACTTACACCTAGTACTTTACGTCCTAGCCATGAACTCTTTAACCAGTCTGACAGCATTGTAAACGGCTTCATGGCTAATTCGCCAACGGCCATTAGCAACTTAAATGGAGCTGTTATAACTTCCCATACTGCATTGCCTATTGCTTTAAACACGTCAACAACTACATCTACTATATTAGATACTGTATCCCATATCGTATCACCTATGCTTATCAGTGTTTCGCTAAAGAAGGTCATTACAGATGTTAGCTTTTCAAATGTCCATACCACTGCTGAACGCAATGCATGTATCACTGGGTTTAACATTGCAAATGCTTTACCTACTAGCCACATTGCTGGCTTTAGTACAGCCATGATAAAGTCAACAAACCCACCTAGCATACTAACTGCAAAATCTAATGCATCTGACAAACCGTCGATCATTTCTGTTGGAATTAAGTCAATGAATCCAAATAGTTTGCTACTTAATTTTTCAAATGTAGCACCCATCTTTTCACTGATGCTTTTTAATTTTTCTTCTGCACGGCCTTTGGCTTTGATTGCTTCAAGTTCTTCGGTACTCATTTCTGTGTACTTCTTGGCATTGTTATACATTTCTAACAATCGCTTGGCACTTGCATCGCCTTGCTGTGCCAACAACTGCAACGTAGGAATGTTAGGACCCATGCTGTTAACCATAGCTTGTGCGCTGGCGCCGAATTCGCCTGCACTAACTGTGTTATCTTTTAATTTCTTCTGGAAGTTATCAAGTACTTGGATATCTGCGAACGGTGCTATTTCTTGACCTAGCTTAGTGTTGATAATACTTAGGCCGGCACTTTGCGCTTCTGCTACTTGATTAAACAACTCTTTACCTAGCTGTCCGAAAACCGCTTCAAATCCGCTAGCGCCACGTGCTAATGCTACAACAGCTTCTTCTGTACTACGGCCAAATTGCTTTAAGCCGTTGATAATAACTGGACTCTTTAACAGGTCGCCTAGGCTCTTTTTCATTGCATTCATGTCTGCGCCAGTGGCTATGCTGACATTACGCAATGTTTCTAAACTCTTACCATAGGCCTTGGCCGCACCACTAACTGCATCTGCACCTTTGGCTCCTGTGGCCGCAAATACGTTAATAAAGTCTGCACTGCCTTTGGCCAAGTCAGCCGCACTCATACCAAACGTGCCGTAAGTATCTCTAACTTGTGTTTGTAAGTCACCAAAAGCACGGGCCGCATCCATACCATTGGCTCCTAGTGCTCTATATGCTTGTCCTGTTTCTTTTAATGCACCGTAAAAACTCTTTAATGCCAATCCTGAGTTAGCCGCAATTTCTGCACTTTCGCCTAGCTTGCTACTATAACCCAATCCAGCATTGACCATGTCTTCCATGCTGTCCAAGTATTCTTGAGTTTTGTTGGCCAGCATCATCAGGCCTTGGCCTGCAACTTGTAATGCCAGTCCCCATGGGCCGCCCATATACTGACCAATAGCAGACATGCCGCTACTCATTGTGCCCATGGCGTCTGCTACGCCAGCACTGCGTTTAGAGATTTGGAATAATTCTTTAGAGCCTTGAAATGCCGCAGTACCTAACATGCCTATAGTACTGCTGTGGCGCAGGGCACTTGAGCCCATATCGCCAAAATTCTTTTTAAGTGATTTGGCTGTTTCGCCCAAGTCCTCTAGCTGGTCAACTGGATTAGTAGACCCTGCACCTGGTGCTCCGCCGCCGGCTCGGCCCGAGCTTGCACCAGTCGCGCCGGCACTGCCGCCACCTAGTCTTTCTACTAGTTTGAGTAGCGTTTCTTCTGTTGCCCATTGGGGACGACTCGACCCGTCTGGTAAGTTAATATCCTGTGGTGGTTTAGCCATTATCTACGTATATAAATACTCCAGTACACTATTATTTATCGGAGTAAAAACCATGGAAAACACACGCATGAACCCACTGATTCAGTATAACAGAAGGCCTGCCAGATACGTTAAATTGCCAAGTATGGGAAAATGCTATCTCAAAGGTATCGATTTAACAGACACAAACGAAGTAGCCATTTATCCAATGACTGCTAAAGACGAATTACTACTGAAAAGCCCAGATGCATTGCTCAACGGCGAATCAATCAAACAGGTCTTTAAGGCCTGTGTACCTGGTATTGTAGATCCAAATGAAATCCCTATCATTGATATGGATGCTATCATGGTAGGCATTCGTATGGCCACTTACGGCGACAATATGGAACTTGAATTTAGCCATGATTGTGAAGCTGATGCAGTAACACAAGTTAATGTTAACTTGGGCAACATATTAGACTCTACAACATTCTATGACGGTGATGTAGAAGTTGTATTGCCAGGAAGCGGTATGAGAGTGTTTGTTAAGCCCTATACACTAGTAGAGCAAAACAAAGTTAATATTGCTGGCTTTGAAGAAATGGCCAAGAGTCAACAAGTAGAAGCAGAAGTTAAAGAACAATTGCAAAAGCTAAAAATGGCTGGCAAGAGCTTTACCCGTTTACTGGATGCCACTTTAGACTTGATTACAGCCAGCATTGACAAGGTAATTACACCTGACAATCAAGAGTTCACGGACAAAAAGATTATTAGAGAATGGGTAACAACTATCAGCAAGCCCGAGTTCGACTTAATTGACCGCGCTCTCAAAAACATTACTGATGTAGGCGTTGAAAGTACAATTACAGTTAAGTGCGCCAAATGCGGACAAGACTACAACGCTGACCTAACATTTAATCCTAGCGATTTTTTCGGTTAAGGCTTTCTCAATTACTGAAAGAGCCCGCTAAACTAATGCAATTTGTTAGCTCTTTCGAAAAAGACCAGAAGGCCATACAAAAAGATTTAATGCTATTAGCCATATACAGCGGAATGCCTTACAGCGAAATCTATAACTTATGTCCAGAAGAACGCAATGCTCTTTCCGAAGCACTACAATATAAAGCTGAACAAGAAGAAAGAGCTATGAAAGAATCTACAAGAAGATAATGGCTGTGTAAACACAGCCTATTCTTCGCTTTACTTCGTAAAGCTCGAATAATATATTGTTGAACTATTAAGTATTATCCTGAGTTCAGTCACACTTAGCCTTAAGCAAAGGCCAAGTATGTTTTGACATTATCCTTCATCCATATGTCACACTCTAATTAAGCAACTTAATTTTTTACACTAAGTAAGGGCGGTTCTGCTGTACCCTTTTACGCTAGACTTTAACGCAACCACATAACACTATTAGAGCAGTTTATGCGGCATGTGAGTTGTAATTGTCAACAGAGCTCACTCTTTTTAGCTTTACATATACTAAACCCAGTTCTTTTCAAGCAATTGAACTTCGTCCTGTTAAGGATAGTGGAGTTAGTCTTTGCTACGGCGCAAAATTTCCATCCCTGTGCTCACGCTTGGCCAGGTGCAGGATCCCTTAATATGCGGCCGGGACTGGGCCTATCCGTAGTTTTTATTAGAGTTTGTTTATAATGTGGGAGCCGTGGACGCGAACTTGAATGTGCCCGTTGTAATAATCTGCTGATTCTAGTACTCTGTGTGTGAACTGTTCTCTAGCTTCTATATATGAGCATTGTGCCTTAGATGTGCAGTAAAATAAGATTTCTCTAGTAAAATTATCTTTGCCTAGGGTTTCTACGTCTTTGTTGAGTTGGTCGTTTGAGCCATAATATTCGCGCCAATCGCTGTCGATTTTGCTACGAATTTTCTTTTTCTTTTTGTTGCCGTTTTTTAGTTTGACTGTTTTATAAGTTGTTTTAGAGAATTTTGCCAATTTTTTGCCAATATATTTGCGGCCTGTTGCATTATTTGTGATAATGTATACAAACCCAATACAATCTTCTGGAAGTGTTTCCACCTCAATCCCTTGATACAGCCAAGTCATAGCTTACTATATAGTCAAGGTAGTTGATTTTGACCACTTTCTAGGTTTTCCAAATTTACGCCTTGAATAATTGGGGAAGTTACTAATTTTATACTATTGGGACTGATTAATGTTGCCACGGTTTCTTCATAATGTTGGTTAACTTGTTCTATTGTTTGTGCTTTTTTGATTTTATCTGTAAATGTATATCTTAAAGATTCTAATTGAAAAACTGCTAATTCGTATTCTTCTCGTTTAAATTTTAAAAGTTTGTCTGCTTGATCCGCAGTACAGCCATGTGTATGCATTATAACGTCTACCCATCGTTGTTTATTATATTCGCTCTGATCCATATACATTTGATGATTAGAGTAATTGTATTTTTCATACTGATAATCACAGGCAGAACTAATCCAATTTACAGCCATACATTTGGCTCTAGAAAACTGAACTTGCTTGAATGTAGCAGGGTTAATAGACTTTTTATAAAAAGTTTTATTCTTAATATTATAGTGTAGTTGATAGGACAAGTAAAGTTTCCACAGATTTAATTCTGTCGATCCGCTGTACATGAAAAAATTTAAATTAATTTCCAAGGATGGCGGCTGTGTATCTAAGAAATAACTTAGCCACACTACTTGTTCGGAAACTTGATCGACTAATATTTTAACTCTGTTTAGTGCCATTTATAACTTCTCTGCGTTTGCTACACTTTATCATATCATTTTCGTAATAAATTTGTGTTTTAAAAACATGGCGCAGACTCATACGTTGACTGAATATTTTTTGTTTATTCAAATAGTATTCGTCGCCAGTGCTATTAACAATATACCTTTTAAACCATAGCTTATTATCAATATAAGTATGATACTCGGGGTTAGTACTCATGTATTCAAAACTAAATGTCATTAGAGCATCATCGTAAAAAAATCGAAATACTTTGTTTTGACTAGCTAGCTCGGACAAATCTTCGGTAGTGCTCCAATACCATGGCCTTATTAAGTCGTCTTGATGATCTAGTGCATTAGCCCACCACCACGTCATTTGATTAATAGACTTGATTTCAAACGGTGCATTTTTTACAATTGTAAACATTAAGTCTTGATAAAACGCATTGTCTGTAAGTTCGGCAACTCTTGGCAATACATGT